CAAGAGATTCTCGCATGTCGTGTGATGTTTCCGCCAGCGCTCAACGTGAACAAGTTCGTAACAGGTGGAGTGTCAGAGGACGCGATCACTGAACTGATTAATGCCTTGGAATTCCCAACGGTCAATGTTGCGTCGACAAAGACGGTGATTGATATTGAGGTAGACGTTGACGGAACAAGGGTTGGGATTTCACTGAAGAACAGTGGTAACATCAATACGTCCCCGATCCTTGAGAACTACCGCGGCGAGTCTAAGGCAGAGATCCGCCCTTTACCACCTACACTGATCATCTATACCGAGGTACCAATCAAGAGGTGTCGCATTGTCTACATTGACCACGACATCATCGTTAAGGCATTTCCTCCTGAGACTGATCTTGCTACCCTCAACAGTCAGGTCTACAACAAGAAAGTCGTAGCAGAGGGTGAGAAGGACACTCAATCTAATCTGAGTTTCAAGGCAGGGTTCCTTGCTACCTTCATTCCTAAACTTCCAGACGAGTACAAGGTTGATGTCGCTTTCCCTGAGTCAATCCCAGTTGTTCCTGTAGTGAGTATCACTCAACTTGCCCTCGCACACGTGAAGAAGGCAATGGAGGAGAGTCGTCAGGTCGTTAGCGTTCCTACAGACCCTGCAAATGACGTTGAGATGTCCGCTTAAAAGCAAAACGGATATTCCCCTGTCATATACAATCTTTTTAACATGCCTTTCAAATTCATTGATCTCTTCTGTGGAATGGGTGGGTTTCATCGTGCGCTAGAGAAGTTAGGAGGTGAGTGTGTGCTCGCTTCTGACATTGACAAGAACTGTCAGACTTCGTATGAGCGCAACTTTGGGATGAGACCGTTTGGCGATATCTACGCACTGAAGGACGAAGATATCCCAGACCACGATGTGCTGTGTGGAGGGTTCCCTTGTCAACCGTTCTCTAATGCGGGTCGAAGAGGGGCGCTCGAAGACACTCGTGGGACGCTCTTCTATCAGATTGCGAGGATCGTAGAAGCAAAGAAACCCAGTTACCTGCTTCTTGAGAATGTCAAGCATATCCTCAAGGTGCAGAAGGGTGCTGTATTTGAGACAATCATGAAGGTCTTTGATGACCTAGGATACAACATGAAGCATGTTGTGCTGAGTCCACACATGTTCGGGGTTCCTCAGAAGCGCGAACGTGTGTATTTTATGGGAGTCAGGAAGGACATTGGTGAGATTGAACTGCCTCCTGTTCCTGTGAAGGAGAAGGTTGTGATCCTGGAGAAGAAGGCAGAGAAGAAGTACGATATCAAACCCGAGTTCAAGAAGGTGTGTGATGCGTGGAATGAGATGATCCCCGTTCTAGCAGGAACTCCCCTAGGTGTCCCTATCATTCTGGAGTACTTCACGCAGGATCCAGATGCGCCTGGGATTGCAAAGTGGAAGAAGACCTACATCAGGAAGAACAAGGCGATCTACGAGGCGCATAAGGAGGTCTGGGATGCGTGGATGGAGAAGCATAAGGAGACACTTGCAAAGAGGAAGGTGTATGCGAAACTAGAGTGGCAAGCGGGAGCAATGAAGGAAACAGACACTGTCCTTGACAATCACTACATTCAGTTAAGGCAGTCAGGGATAAGGATCAAGAACGCAACAGACTTCCCAACTCTTGTTGCGATTGTTCAAACTTCAATTGTGGGTTCAAAGGGTCGCTACATCACTCCGCGGGAGTGTGCGCGCCTTCAGAGTTTCCCAGATGAGCATATCTTGCCAGAGAAGGACGCAGTCGCATACAAGCAACTGGGTAACTCTGTGAATGTCAATGTTGTTGAACACGTTGCTCGTCATCTCTTAAAACGGATTTAGTTCTGTGCAGATGATAGGAGTCATCAAGATGGCGACTATTCTCAACAAGGACATCTCTCTCACACTCACACAGCACCTCATCCAACTGTCTGTTCCCTTCGATGACGAGACACATAAGAACATGCGCAGGTATATTCCCTACCAACCTTGGGTAACAGCAGATAATGCGTTCATTACACTGCGGTTAGCGATTGATGTATTTGAGAACTCAATTGCTGGAACTGGAGATCTAGAAACAAAGAGAAGGAGGTTTGCAGGACATCTCTGTGGACATGGGTTTGGACATTATGATGATGTTATCATTCTGCTTAGCACTTGGTTAGTACATACGAATGATTGATTCCAGTCAACTCTGCAGTCAAGTGAAAAAGAGCACCTGCGAGGAACACGGTTACCCACTTGGAGAACCCAGCGCGCTCAGCAACATAGAAAATGGGAAGCAGGAACAATCCAACGAGGACTGCTTCAAAGAGGAAGTGCATTTGTATCTCTCATCTATTTTTTCATATCTTCTGGATCTTCTCCTTCTCAATCTTCAGCAACACGATAGGTTTGTAGACGATATCGCAAAGATGAACCTCTGTCGTACGGCATCTTACGCAGAACACCTTGTCTGCTGAACAGGGGCACTTGAACTCGAGGTGGGTCTTCTTCTTGCAGTGTGTACACTTGGGCATCTTGAATGAGGTTGAGAGATTAGATAAAATCACATCCATTTTTAATGGAAGGGTTGAAGTCAGGTAGACGAAGGATCACCTACGGGGTTGTCGTTGATCCTGATGTAGACTTCTCATTGAAAAGTTTTAGGGAAGACGTTGCAATATGCCTTGCAGACCCAAATGGTTGGGAATCAAAGGGATATAAGTTCGTTGAGGTGAAAGGAAGACCTCATGTTGTGATTCATCTTTCATCCTTGAAGGGACTGAAGGACGAAGGGTGCGATTCGAATCTATCCTGTGCAGAGTTAGGTGGTCATCAGATGCGGATTAATGTTCAGCGCTGGATTCATGGAGCAAAGGCGAGTGGTCAGGATCTCGCAGGATACCGACAGTATGTTATCTCACACGAAATGGGACATATCCTTGGTCGAGACCACGCAAAATGCCCTGGGAAGGGTCTTCCGGCGCCGATAATGATCCAGCAGACCTTAGGACTTCACGGGTGCCTTCCGAATACAAACGTGTAGTGGGACACTCTCTTCTGAAATCCTTGACAGGATTGGAAAGTACCATGAACACACAGAGAACTACAAGACAGACGACAATGACTTTCAGCATTGACACTACTACTTATAAAAATGGATAGTATTGTGACCGCTGTGATTGAGAAGTTTAAGAAGCGTTCGGAGTTTGGGAAGGCAAAGTATGGAACGGACCTTGACCGTAAGGACCTTTCCATTCTTGAGTGGATTGTTCATGCGCAGGAGGAGCACATGGATGCTATTCTTTATTTAGAGAAGTTGAAGACTGAGTTGAAGGACCTCAAGATTGTTCTTGATCATGTTCTGCCTTCTACTTAGTTGGAGTACGCAAGACCACCCATGCCAGACATCACGCGGAAGATGTTGTAGTTCACGGCATAGATGCGGAAGTTGAACGGCGTCGTCTTTGTCGGTTTCGCAATACCGTTTGCCGACACGCTATCAAACACGAGGGTCGTCGTGTCGATGCGGGAGAAGTTACAGGTTCCAGACGGCTGGTGCTCCTCAGGCTGGAGAGCAAACGAGTACACATTGATCGGGTTCTCGTGAGGAGTGTACTGAACGTTCGGGACCGTGAACGTAACTGTCTGTCCCGTGCCGTTCTGGATGGCAGGCTCACTCAACTGGTAGGTTCCAGTTGTACCGTTGCCCGTGCCGAACGCCGCAATGACCACTCCAGAAGGAAGGTAGTTGGCGAGGGTAAGAAGTGCACCCTCGTTGATAATGCTGCTGCCGCTCGGGGTACCCGTAACGTTCAGGAGATCGCCAGTGATGTCGCACACCGCAGTGAAGGTAGTGACGCTCTGAGCAATCACCTGGGAGCGCATCGGCCAGAAGGCACCGCCCGTGTGGTGCTGGTATGGCTGAACCTTCCAGAAGTAGTCTCCATACCGCTCATCAAAGCGATCCTGTCCGTTGATCTGGAGACGGCAGCGGTTCACAATGTCATCGTAGCTGAACGGCTGCGTGAAGCCCATGTTGGCAGTGAGCGTAGATCCACAATCCGTCTTACGGGCATCCTGGAAGACCCACACGAGCTCCTTGACAGGGTGGTTCAGCGTCAAATCAATGCGCGCCGACGCCGTCGTGATCGTCTGCTGAAGACCATACTGGAGCTGGTCAATCAGGTACTCGTGCGACTGCTGGGCGAACCGGCGACGCTCATCCACATCCAGGTAGATGTAGTCAATGTAGAGCGCCATATCCTTGAGCTGCGGCAGGAGGGCGGCCGCTGCAGACACCGAAGCCTGATCACCCTTGCTAACGAGATCCGTTGCAGGGGACAGGGTAACGTTGATGCGCACCTCGTGGTACTGGAGGGCGATCAGGGGCAGCGCCAGACCAGGGTTGCGGCAGAACCAGAACTGGAGGGGCACGTAGAGTGTGTACTCAGGCGCGCACTTGAGCACCTCCGCAGACGCGTTGGGCTCCGAGTTGGAGGCGCAGCCGTTGTCGCAGTCCTCACCG